CACCCCTGTGATATCGTCTCTGACATTGAGAGCGAAGTTGAGGTCGTAACGGCTGATGTCCGACTCGGTCGTCCACGCTGAACGGGACGTTCTCAAAAGCGCCGCTTCTGTGCTCTCGTCGTAGATTAATCCGGGGATTACCATCCTCACAGCTTTCATCGCCATGGCGTAGGGTGCTATGTTAAGTTGAAGTAACCAAGATGCAGCGTATGCAGCCCTGGTGGGGTTCAGTTCAGAACTTCTAAGCATGGTACTACGGCCTTTCAACTCACCAAGAAATGGAAATGACTTCCCAGGCAGACGAGAACGTCTGTTGATAAAATAGCCTAAAGGAGCCGAATCGAGCATCGTTTTAGGTACTTTATACATGCGAGACCATCTCTCGTGATGATTATTTTTGAGTAAATTTATCAAATCATCATAAGAGGACGATGGCCGTAAATCCGAGAACAGACTAGGGTTGTTAACAACAAAGGCGAACTTCGCATCGTCAGCAGCTTTCTCTCCTGTTCCAGCCATACCTACACTGGGATCTTCCAAGTCAATGAGCCCAGACGATGAATAAGAGGGATAGGACATATTTGTGCCGAGCGGGTCCTCCTCCGATTTCAGCAGTTCGGACCATACTTTAACTATTTCCTTTTCCCTTGCTTTGATCGTCGACTTCACTATATTAATAGCTTTCTCGTAGTATCCCCTTGCTTGTGACGAAACCAAGCCTGCTGAACTGTTAGCCATATAACTTTGGTATTCCCATGCTGATGACGTCACTCTCTGGCGCCCTAGAGATTCAACCTGTTCGGTCTTCGCTATAATTTGGCTCAGTAGCACGTCAGCAGCCCTGAGTGGTGACACATCAGCTCCTGCTGGATTGAATTCCCTTACCATTGAAGCCGCTAGTATCGCATGATTTCTCATATCCTTAGCGCTGCTTTTGGAGTAGGTCGCTTTCCCAGTTGACAGGCCCGCCTTATTAAGTAGGCTGATTGCTACACCTAGCTGGTGAAAGCAGAATTCCAAGACAACTTGCGCTGCCTCATTCATGCCTTTCGTTCTAACAGGGGACCCTCCCGTTGATGATGTAAGAAACGCTGATTTGAGGTGCGAATCTGACTTGTCGTTCAACTTATTCTTTGAAACGGCTAGTTTAGCACCCGACCTCATCGTTACTAATGATGACATTTCATCCCGCAGGAAAGTCCTGACCCCCCCTGTGTCCACCTCTTCAAGCTTAGTTAAACCGAAGTTTAGCATTACAAGCAATACGGCAGGCCGCGGGGGTAATGGGGTATCCAACCAAGTTAGTGCTCGTTCTACGTCACCTGAGAAGGATTTAACGCCTTCCCTAATATTGGCAAGTGCTAGCGCTCGAGCTTCATCCATAGCGGGAGAGCTTCTAGAATCGACCCCTTGCTTTAT